TGAAGTGGGCTGAGTAATGTGTTTTAAACCAAGTTTAAAGGAGTTTTAAAAGTGAAATTATGCCGTTGCCCGGTTTGCCATAGTGACATCCACTTGGATGCGCTGTTGGAAGATGATGCGGGGCGTGAGATATTGGGGATTATTACCAATTTACGCGGCGATAATGCCCGTGCGTTGGTGAGTTATATTGCCCTATTTAGACCCGAGAAAGCGGCGTTATCTAACGGCCGTGCGCTTAAATTAATGCGTGAGGTGTTGGACATGTATCAGCCGAGTCCGTTGTTGTCCCATGCGCTTATAGAAACCGCCAATGGCGTGATGAAAAACCGTCGTGAGACCCGAAACGTGGTGGCGCTAACCAATCATAACTATCTTAAAAAAGTGTATGAGGGGGCTAAACCGTTATTTGCCGTGGTGCGTAACGAAGGAAAAAGTGCGGTAGAAAGTGCAGATAAATTAGCAGAAGACAAACGGACAGCGGCAATACAGTATATCGAACGTTATGCGGCTATTGGTAAATTGGAGTTTGTTAAGAATATGCCAGAATATTTAGTTTGGAAAGCATGGAAAGAGGAACAAAATGCAACCACAAACCCGTAAACAGATGATCCAAAAGATCCACATTGGCAAAGGCATGCTGAAAATGACTGATGAACAATATAAACGCTTTTTGTTGGACACGGTAGATAAACACAGTTGCACCGTGATGACAGATGCCGAGTTGATGCAAGTATTGCGCGCCATAAAAGCAAAAGGCGCGGTGTTTAGTGCGAAAAATGCGCCAAAACGTCCCGCACCAAGGGCGGATAAAGCGAAATATCTGGCAAAAATCACCGCACTTTTAACGGAATACGGCCTGCCACAGAGTTATGCAGACGGCATGGCGAAAAAAGCATTTGGTATAGATTTTGTGCATTGGTTGGAAGTGTGGCAGTTGAAAAAAGTGGTGCAAATGTTGGCGGTGTATGACAGAAGAAAACAGAAAGCTAAAAATTAGTTGCATAACAACAAATTAAGCGTAAATTAAAGGCTCCTATGGAGCCTTTTTTATTGGAGAAAAATAATGAAAAAACTATTAATTGCTATGGTATGTGGTTTAATTTCTGTTTCGGCCTTTTCAATGACAGATAAAGCCAAAGGAGAACTAAATAAAGCCTTACAGGGAGATTATCAAGCACTCCGTAATTCGGCATACTCTATGAAAAATGGATCTGCTGGCCATGATCTTAATCCGATTGCAGGCTGCGCATTGCGTAAAATAACATTAATTGTGGCACAAAATGAAACTGACACCAGTGATTATAGCAACGAATATGTAGATTGCAAAGCATTGTCGCCAGATGAATCTGAAAAAGCATGGAAGATGACATTGCAGCTACTGCCACAAGTATTGCAATTAAAAGAATAAAGTCGTAAATAATTATTCAGCCTCAGCAATTAAGTTGGGGCTTTTTAATTTTTTTAGGTGTAGAAACCTGCTTTTTGAAATTTCCGTGCGACAATCCGCCTAAATGGTCACAAAGGGGAAATTTTATGCAGTCTGAACTTGAAAGTGTTGCGGGGTATTTACCTGAAATCGTGTTAGAAATGGTGGAACTAGTCGGGTTTACGGATGTAGAGAAGATTATTAATCAGTTCGGTGGGGCTACGTTTCGCTTTACTGACGGAGCAGTGTATTTCCCGCGACTAAAAGCACTCATCGGGCTTGAAAGTGCGGTCAAATTGCGTCATTATTTTCAGGCGGAGGAAGTGTATATTCCGCGTTGTGAAGTCGCCCTGCGTTTGTTACGCAACGAGCGCCTAAAAGCGGATTTTGACTACATCACGCAAACCGAAAAGAAAAGCGGCCGCACGGCAATGTTAGAGCTTTGCCCGAAATATCGTCTTTCCGACCGCCAAGCGTGGGAGATTGTGCGCACGCAACAAACTCCGCAATATCAACAAGCCGCCTTATTTTAGAATTACAGGGTGTGTGGAACTGTCTCCTCCACCCATTCGACCTCATTTAACACAGAATACCCTCAATCATATCAACGATTGAGGGTATTTTTTTTATGTCTTTATCTTTCAAGCAAATTTTTGACCGGCTTATCGGGCATGAGGGCGGTTACGTCGATGATCCACGTGACCCGGGCGGCGAAACCAACTGGGGTGTCACTAAACGCACCGCGCAGGCGAATGGCTATACCGGCAACATGAAAACCATGACGCGCCAACAAGCCTATGAAATCTATTACCGCGCATTTTGGTTGCGTTACAACTGTGAGCAAATGCCGGATGCCGTTGCCTATCAATTTTTTGATGCAGCAGTGAATCACGGCTTTGGCAATGCGAGCCGTATGTTACAGCGTGCGGTTGGTGTGTTAGATGACGGCATTATCGGTAAATACTCTCTTGAGGCCATCAATCGCAATCCAATCTCTGACACGTTAATGGTGTTAAACGGCGAACGCCTGAATTTTTACACCCGATTAAAGAACTTTGACCGTTTTGGCAAAGGTTGGGTGAATCGTGTGGCACAAAACTTGAGATATGGAGCACAAGACAATGAAGTTTAGTTTTAAAAACATTTTTAATCTGTTTAGCCGGGTATTTAAACGCTTTAACCCGAAGATTTATCAGTATAAGAAACGTCCGAAAAAATACAGCAAGAATGCGTGGAGTTATATTGCAAAAGGCAAAGCCACGCCTGCCACTGCGTTATATGCGTATATCGGAGCATTATGATGCGTAAATTTTTTGAGTTATTTACTAATGATAATGGGCGCGCCAGTACTACAGGCTTTATTCAGTTTTTTGGCTTTTTAGTGCTTGCCGGTGTGCTCGTGTATTCGGTTTATCTCGGTCGTGACAATGCGACCGATCTCTATTTGTATTTTGCGTTTTTCTGCGGTGGGTCGGCAGCGACAAAAGGTGCAGTGATGGCATATCAGTCCAAAAACAAACGCAATAACAACAATCAAAACTATCAACCACGGCAACGTCAAGATGACGATGACGGGTATCAAAGACCAGGCTTATGAGGTTAAAAATGAATCTATTACATATTGCTATGACTGCTCTTAGCTCTGCCATTTTGTTGTTGTGGGTAATGTGGAGTCGGGCAAAAGCTAAAACGGCTAATTTAGAGCAAGCTAAAAAACAACTCGAAACACAAAATCAAGTGTTACAAACCCGTGTGAATAACCAAAAGGAACGCAGAAAAAATGAAGAAAACGCTCATAGCAGTACTCGTGACGAGCTTATTGACAGCATGCGGGAATCAAACGACTTGCGTGATTAATACGGCTTGCGATGGCTTTGGCAAAATCTATGCCAGTCGTCAAGATACTACCGAAACCTTACGCCAAATTAAAGCACACAACGACACATGGCGGGCAATCTGTGGGGGCGAGAATGGAACTACACATTAACGGCATCATGGTGTTTAACGCGTTAGTGTCCATTGCGGTATTTTTTATCGGTCTTTGGTTTAAGCGGCTGGATGGTGAATTTAAGCAGTTACATGACGAGGTTGATCAAGTGAAACGGGATTATCTCTCGAAAGAAGTGGCGGGCATCGTGAATAAAAACGTGATGGATAAACTGGACGCCATCACCAAGCAGCTTAACTCAATCACTGAAAAACTCGACAAGAAGGCGGATAAATAATGTCGGCAAGAGAACAAAAGCGGTTGGAGCAGAAGGCCGAACAAGCCAAAACCAACCAAAAGTTAGACCAAATTTTAGATTTAACCCGTGAAGTCAGCCGCAAAATCGACAAATTGGACGACCGCGTGGACGATATTGACGCCCGTTTGAAAATGTTGGAAACCCGCATGGATAAATTGGGCATTAAGTCTGTGATGGCAGGCGGTTTAGGTGGTTTAGTGGTGTCGGTTGGCTTTGAGCTCATCAAAGCAAAATTTGGGGGCTAATAATGGCACACGATGAAAAAACCAAGGCTTATGTACGTCGCTATTATGTGTTTGATTGCTTGACGTTAGAACAGGCTGCAGAAAAAGCCAAAGTATCCTACAACACCGCACGCCGTTGGAAGAAAGAGGCAGAAGCACGTGGTGACAACTGGGACACGGTGCGTGACGCCAATACGATGGCAAGCGGCAAAGTAGAAGACGTGGCGCGCGGTATGCTCACCACCTTTGTTATCTATTTTGAGAAAACCATGGAAGAGCTACGTCATGCGGAAGATTTGCCTGTAAGTGATAAAGCTAAACTGATCCAAGGTTTAGGTGATAGCTACTCGAAAATGGTGGCGAGCAGTAAGCGGTTATTGCCTGAAGTGTCGGAAATGGCGACCGCGATTAAAACCGTCAAAATGTTTGGTGATTTCGTACAGGCGAATAAACCTGAGCTTTTGCAAGAATTTCTTGAATTATTAAACGGATTTGCTGAAACCTTAGACAAGGAGTTCAAATGAATCTCTTTTGTTTCTTTTTTGTCATTATGGCATGCCTTTCCGCTAGAGATGGCGGAAGTTGGGGATGTTAGGTGTTGTTGGTATTACTGGTGAGTGATTAAAGTGCGGTCAATTTTTACGGTGTTTTTAAATGAAAAATAAAGAACTTTTAAATGAGTTGCGCGCCTATGCAGATAGCATGCGACAAAAACTCGAAGCGTCTTTTGACGGTTGGGACGACAGCCCAGAAGCAGTGGTTGACCGACGTAAAAAAGTATTTGACCCAGTGAGTGGTTACGATTATTTCGTTTCCCATTATTTCCCGCATTATGTACGTTCGGCATCACGTTCGGAGTTGCACGATTACTTGTTCAAAACTCTTCCTGAAATATTGCAAGATCCTAAATCGGTCAATATGGCGACTGCAGCGCCTCGTGGTGAAGCAAAATCCACGTTGGTGTCGCAGTTGTTTACGCTTTATTGCTTAGTAACTCAAAAAAAACGCTATGCACTCATTGTGATGGACTCTATCAATCAGGCTTATCCGATGTTGGAATCTATCAAAGTAGAACTTGAGTTTAACCAACGCCTACGCATCGATTTTCCAGAAGTCGCTGGACAAGGTCGCGTATGGCAGGCAACGACAATTTTAACGAAAGCAAATCAAAAGGTTGAAATTGCAGGGTCAGGGAAAAAATTACGTGGTTTGCGACATGGGGCTTATCGTCCTGATCTTGTAGTGTTGGACGATATAGAGAATGACGAACAAGTCCGCAGCGCAGAACAGCGCGATAAGTTGCACGAATGGCTTAAAAAGACCGTACTTCCACTGGGTGTCCCTGGCGAAAAACTGGACGTGGTCTATATCGGGACTATCCTACATTACGACAGCGTATTGAACCGCACTTTAGCCAGTAAAGCATGGAAAACCGCGAAATTCAAAGCGCTGAAGAAAATGCCTGACGATATGGCGTTGTGGGACAAGTGGGAAGATTTTTTCCTGAATGAGGGCGAGGCGGTTGCAGACGCTTTTTATCACGCTAATCAAGCGGCAATGGATAAAGGCTCAGAAGTGAGCTGGGCAGCACGTCCGTTACTTGCGCTGATGAAAATCCGTGCTCGTGATGGCCATGCCACATTTGACTCCGAGTATCAAAATGACCCATTAAGCAGTGATGACGCGATTTTTGCAAATGCCATTAAATATTGGACGGAACTGCCATCTGATTTGATTTATTTTGGTGCAGTTGACCCGTCACTCGGCAAAGCGGGCGCGAGCCGTGACCCTTCGGCGATTTTAGTGGGCGGTTATCAACGCGCCACAGGTAAATTGTATGTGGTCGAAGCGCAAGTTAAAAAACGCCTACCGGATTTGATTATTGAAGACGTGATCCGTTTACAACAGCAATACAAATGCCACCGTTGGTTTGTTGAGACCGTGCAATTCCAGGAATTTTTGAAAGATGAACTGGTTAAACGCTCAGCACAACGTGGGTCACCTGTGCCGGCAACGGCAATTAAGCCAAACACAGATAAAATGCTCCGTATTGAGTCCTTACAACCTCACATGGTGAACGGTTTGATTTTGTTACACAGCACACAAGCGACCTTGATTGCGCAACTGCGTCACTTTCCGAAAGCTGACCACGATGACGGCCCAGATGCACTTGAAATGTTGTGGAAGAATGCCATCACCAACGCCGCCCCGATTGAGTGGATAGGATTAAATGATGAAGATCTGGGGCATGATGATTTTGATGCGGAAGATGATCTATACAGCATTTGGCGAGGATAAAACATGAAAATTTTGGAAAAAATTAAAACATTGGTTGGGGTGAAAACTGAGCCAACCCAAACCGACGAAGCAATGGTGACAGCTAATGGGCGTGTTTTATCAGACCGCCCGAGCAACCGCATTACCCCGTCAAAGCTGAAAAGCATTTTAGAAGACGCGGAAAACGGCGATATTACGGCACAGCACGAGTTATTTATGGACATCGAGGAACAAGACAGTTCAATTGGTGCTAATATTCAGACGCGCAAGCGGGCGATTCTGACGCTGGATTGGCGCATTGCCGAGCCACGTAATGCGACACCGGCAGAAGAAAAACTCCAAACCGAAATTGACGAGTTGTTTTATCAATATCCAAACCTTGAAAACCTTCTTATGGATATGATGGACGCAGTCGGACATGGTTTTTCCGCCCTCGAAATTGAGTGGAAATTGGAAAACGGTAAGTATATTCCGCATAACTTTATCCCACGGTCACAGTCTTGGTTTAAGCTAGATAAAAACGATAATCTCTTGTTAAAAACCCCGAACAATACCATGGGGGAACCTTTGCGTCCTTTCGGCTGGGTGGTACATTCGCATAAATCCCGCTCAGTGCAATTAGCTCGAATGGGCTTATTCCGCACATTGGCTTGGCTTTATATGTTTAAGCATTATTCTGTTCGTGATTTCGCCGAGTTTTTAGAACTTTACGGCATGCCGATTCGCATTGGCAAATATGGCGCAGGGGCAACAAACGAAGAAAAACGCACACTCTTACGCGCACTTGCACAAATCGGACATAATGCCGCAGGGATTATGCCTGATTCCATGGCTATCGAATTGCACAATGCGGCAAACACCGGTGCGGGGTCAGGAAATAACCCATTCTTACAAATGGTGGACTGGTGCGAAAAATCCATTGCCCGCCTGATTTTGGGGCAAACACTCACATCAGGTGCAGATGGCAAAAGCTCAACTAATGCGCTTGGCAACGTACACAACGAAGTGCGTCGTGATTTGTTGGTGTCGGACGCTAAACAAGTGGCGCAGACCATTACACAGCAAATCATCCTGCCTTATTTGCAGATTAATGTTGACCCTAATATTGCCTTGCACAGAGTGCCATATTTTGAGTTTGACACCAAAAAATACGACGATTTAAGCACCTTTGCGGACGCTATCCCTAAATTGGTGGGGATTGGTGTGCAAATCCCCGAAAAGTGGACGCGTGATAAGCTAGGCATCCCCGAAGCGCAAGACGGTGAAGTGGTTTTAAAAGCTGTTCAAAGTGATTTTAATCCCGATTTAAAAACACCGGGGAAATCTACCGCACTTTCTGCCCACGTGGTGGGGTGTCAGTGTGCGGGGTGTTTGGGTAAAGGTGCGCATGTGGCGTTGTCGGCTGCTAACAAGGGGGAAACGGAACAGGATTTATTGGATAGCTTGTTAGATAACGGCATGACACAAGTGGATTTTAATCAACAATTAGATCCAATGGTGCAAAAAGCCGTTGCGGTGTTATCAGCCTGTAACAGCTTTGAGGAAGCCAGTGATAAACTGGCGGAGTTTTACCCGGATTTAACCTCAGAAGCCCACGAACGCTATTTAACCAGTGCCTTATTCTTGTCGGATTTATTGGGGGCATGTAATGCCGACCGCACCTAAGTTTGCTATCGGCATGGAGCCGACAGAAGCGATTGAATTCTTGCGTCAGAAAAAAATGCTGGCGGGGAAAGTGTTTATTAAAGACTTACAAGACAGCGCGTTAGCCCGTGCGACGACTATTGCGCGCTTGTCTAGTCTTGAAATGACCAAAGACATTTATCAGTCGTTGGAAACCGCTATGCGCGAAGGCAAGGGATTTAATCAATGGAAAAAAGAATTGCTCGGCGAATTTGAGCGCAAAGGCTGGGTGTTTGGCAAAGATAACGCTATCAGCCGAGGTATTGACGGCAATCTATTAGCTGACCCGAAAACGGGCGAATATTTCGGCACACCACGCCGGTTGAATACGATTTACCGGGTGAATATGCAGTCGGCGTATTCTGCGGCACGCTATCAACGCATGCGCGATAATGTGGACAATCGCCCTTACTGGCAATATTCTGCCGTAGGCGACGAAAGAACCCGCCCAGCTCACTTAGCATTAAGCGGCAAAATTTACCGTTATGATGATCCATTTTGGACGACATTTTACCCACCGAATGGGTTTAATTGTCGTTGCTCGGTGATTGCACTTGCCGAACGAGATTTACAACGTCGTGGCATGGATAAGCCGGACGATAGTTCTGAATTTTTAGTCGAAGTGGAACGCCCCGCCGATAAAGCGGGAAATCGTGAAAAAACCATTGGTTTTAAATTGCCCGACGGCACGATACGGGTGACGGATAAAGGCTTTGATTATAATGTAGGGCGATTGAACTATAAGCCGAATTTGGATCTTTACCCGGAAAAGCTGGCACATCAGTTTGCCAAGGTGGAGATGCGCGGAAGCGAATTTGTTCATGATTTTAATTTGCTTGCGAAACAGGTGGCAGAAATTAAGCAATCATCTAGCCATGAAGGGAAAAAACTCACCGCCGAGCAAATGTTACAAGTGCGTGATGGTTTAGCGAAAAACTTCAGGTTCGCCGCGGGTATATTGAGCGCAGAAAATAAAGGACTGATGAAGGCAAACACCGGCACAGTGTGGCTATCAGATGACACCTTAATCAAGCAGTTTAATAGCCGTGATGGGCAGAATTTCGGCGTGGATGAATATGCTGATTTACCTGATTTGATTCATGCGCCTGAACACCTATTGCAAGCGAAAGATTATCAGGATAGATACACCTTTATTCGACAAGGGAAAATGCTGGTCGTGAAATTATTACCTAAAGAAATCTTCGTGCTGTCGTTTCGACGGATTAAAGATAAGGAATTGAAAAAGTTGTTGGAAAAAGAAAATGCACTTAGGTAGGGCTCCCCACACCTACACACAGTCCCGAGTCTATTTCGCCTCATCGCCCGCGATCTGGGAGATTCATCGCTTTTCTAAGTGCATTTAGGTTTAACCATATTAACTCCCTTAATGTTTAAAAGCAACGCTTATGATAGAAATCGAAATTAATAATGCACAACAAATTGCCTCCATACTAAATAAACTAGCAAATACCGCTCAAGACCGTACGCCACTAATGCGTAGTATCGCCGGCACAATGGAATCGGCAGTGTTGCAAAACTTTGACGTAGGTGGCCGTCCGAAGTGGCTAGGACTGAAATATCGCCAAGGCACGCCGCTAGTTGATACAGAAAATCTGATGAACAGTATCACAAGTTATTATGATAATAACATTGCCATGGTCGGTACGAATGAGCCTTACGCAGCAATCCATCAGTTTGGCGGTAAAGCCGGACGTGGACGAAAAGTGGATATTCCCGCCCGTCCTTTCCTTGTTTTAACCCCGCAAGACGAGGACGATATTTTGGAGGATGTGCAAGCCTATTTTCGGAGCGTAGTTAAATAAAACATAAAACCGCTCTAAATCGCGCGCATTTGCGTTTTTATGATTATAGGGGCGATTTATCGAATGATTTTTTTTAAAACGATTTAAAAGGATTTAAAAAGGTTTTAAAAATGGTTTAAGATAAAATACAACATCAAAATTCATTTTTTCAAAAATTCTAACCTAGAGGGGAGTGTGGAAGACGCTCCCCTCTTTTCATTCCCGCCAATCCATTATTCTGAAATCCTAGATTAACTTTTCAGGATTTTTACGAATGAAACTCACCCTTGCAGCCTGTAGTTTTGAAATTGACCAAGCGAAGTATGGACGCATCCAGCTTTTGCCTTATGGCAAGTTTAGAGCTATTGACGGCAGACCGACAGATGTGGAGGCATGGTATGTAACCGATACAAACGGGGCTGATGTTGTGGCATTAGCTAACAGTCAGAAAAATCCCCTACCCATTGACTACGAACACCAAATCTTACATTCGCAGCAAAACGGCAAAGAGGCGCCTAGCGCAGGTTGGATGGAATATCTCTATTTTAACCCACAAGGAATTTTTGCTGACGTCCGTTGGACGGACAAAGCTGCGGAATACATCAAAAATGGCGAATATCGTTATATCTCTGCCGTGTTTGCTTATGACACGAATGGTTATGTTCGCAAAATCTTTCACGCTGCACTGACTAACAACCCCGCTTTAGACGGCATGGACGAAGTAATGGTTGCCGCCAGTGTGCAACTTTTAAATCAACAAAAGGAAAAGCCAGCAATGGACAAAAAATTACAAGCCGCCTTGTGCGCGTTGCTTGCATTAAAAGCAGACGCCAGCGAAGCGGAAATTACCGAAAAAGTGACCGCACTTTCTGCCGCTAAAGGCGATAGTCCAGTCGCACTATTAGATGTGTATGCCAAATTAGCGGAAAAAGAACAATCTGTCGCAGCACTCACTGCGCAGGCAGGCAAACCTGACCCAGCTAAATTCGTGCCAGTGGAACAGGTTGCAGCATTACAGGCTGATTTTAATGCGCTTAAAAACTCGGTAGAGACCGATAAAAAAGAGGCATTGATTCAGGCCGCCTTATCGCAAGGTAAGTTATCACCCGCGTTAAAAGATTGGGCTCAAAGCCTAAGCATTGAAGCGTTAACCGGTTATTTGGATAAAGCCGCGCCGATTGCTGCACTGGCTGGCGGCCATCAAGCGGAAGAAGATCCGAATAAAGGCAATGTTGCGGCATTAACCGCAGAACAACAAGCTGCCGCAAAAATGCTTGGCATTAGCGATGCGGATTACATTAAAAAATATCAGTCTCAGGAGGCTAAATAATGTCAATCAATAAAGCACAGGTGTTAAACCACATCACCGAAGCATTTCGAAAAGAATTTATCAAAGGCTTAGAAAACCACCCTACTCAGTGGGCCAAAATCGCGATGGAAATTCCATCTGCGACTAAAACCAATACTTACGGATTTTTAGGTAAATTCCCGAAAATGCGTGAATGGGTTGGCCAACGTCAAATCCAAAGCATGCAAGCCCAAGGCACAAGCATTACTAACAAAAAATTTGAATCAACCGTCGGTATTCCGCGCGAAGACATTGAAGACGATCAGGTCGGTTTATATACCCCAATGATGGAATTAGCGGGTCAGTCTGCTGCTGAATTACCTGATGATGAAGTATTCAGCTTATTGAAAAAAGGTAAAACTACACTGTGTTATGACGGTCAGAACTTCTTCGACACAGATCACCCGGTATTTGAAAAAGTAGATGGTACGGGTAACCAAACTACCCAAGTGAACTTGACTGTAGGTACGGATAACGATGCGCCAACGTTCTACATCGTGGATACCCGTTTACCGATTAAACCACTGATTTGGCAAAAACGCACCGCACCAGAAATTGAGCCGAAATTTGACCCGGCAAAATCCGAACACGTCTTCATGGAAGATGAATACTTATGGGGTGTACGCGCCCGTGGTGCGGCTGGTTTCGGCTTTTGGCAACTTATCCACCGCGTGGAAAAAACCAAATTAACCAAAGAAAACGTGCAAAAAGTCATTCAAACCATGAAAGGTTTGAAAGGTGACGGCGGTAAGGCATTAAACATTCAGCCGAATTTAATCCTGGTTCCAACTAACCTTGAATATGCGGCTAAAGAATTGTTTAAAACCAAACAAATCAACGGTACAACCAACATCCTTGAAAGTGAATTGGATGTGCTTGCCTCTCCGTTTATCAACGAATAACCAATCAGGGCGGGAAACCGCCCTAGGAGTTAATTATGGCTAAGAAAAACCCAAAAGACGAAGTAGCGCAAGACGTGCAAACATCACCGGATGTACAGGCGCAAAACCAAGCTGAAAACGGTGCAGATAACGCTGAAAGTGCGGTAGAAAATGTGGGCGAATCACAGACGGACGACAAAGAGGGACAAGTGATTGTGCCTATCGGTTATTCCGTGAAACTGCGTGAAATCCACCCACAGGCGAGTTATGGACGCTGTGGTTATCGCTTTAACAAAACCGATGCGGTTTACATCTCAGCGGATGACTTAACGGCAGAACAAACCTTAACCTTGGCGGAAGACCCTTGGTTAGAGCTTGTCCCGGTGTGTGAGGATTAAGCCATGTATGCAACGGTAAAAGATTTCGTTTTGCGCATCGGGGAGTTTCAAGCGATTCAGCTAACCGACCGTGACCGCGAAGGCGTGGTAAATGAAAGTGTGCTGACCATTGCGCTTTCGGATAGCACAAGCCAAATAGACGGTTATTTAAGTGCGCGTTATCGCTTACCGTTGCCGACAATCCCGCAAAATCTCACCCGCATTTGTTGCGATTTAACCCGCTATCGTTTGGCGAGTATGTCAGAAGTGACGATTACTGACGAGATTATCACGCGCTATAAATTGAGCTTAAAAGAGCTTGAGGACTTGGCGGCTGGGAAAATTTCGCTCGGCATTGATATTGAAGACGACCAACAAAGCGATGGCAATGTGGTGATGTTTACTAATCCGAACAATAGGATTTTTGGCCGTGATAACCGAAATTGAAAATGCACTGGTTGACCGCTTGACACGCGGCTTGGGACAGCTAGCCAATACCGTAAAAAGCTACGGTGGTGAGCTGGACGATGAAAGCCTTGGTGCGGGACGTTTGCCTATGGCGTTGGTGACGTTCGGCGGTGCGCGAATTGAGCCGATGGGCGTGCGCGGCACAGCGTTTCGCACCTCTGCTAAATTTGTGGTCATTGTGGCGGTGCGCTCATTGCGTAGCAACCAAGCTGCACGACAAGGTGGGGTGGATAAACGCGAGGTTGGTGCGAATCAGTTGATTTATGCGGTACGCCGATTGCTGGATACGCAACGCTTGGGCGGATTAGTTAAGCCGTTAAAACCGCTGGCGATTCGGACATTGTTTAACAATGCGCAGTTTTGCACTGCAAAAGTCACGGCGTATGCCATCGAGTATGAAGCCGTGTTTGATGATGTTGCACCACTTGAAGATGGTTTGTATCCGGAAAAAACACAAGACCCGACAAGTCCTGATTTTGTGTTTACCCATTATGCGGCCGAACTCTCCCCGGCGTCGCCAACCCTCGAGCAGGTGGACGGCAAACTGTATGACCCGAACAACAATGCCGAGGTCGGCTTTAGTGTAAAAACAAAGGATAAAAAATGATTGTAAAAGCAGCCCCAGGGGTGAAAGTCCCTTTAGAAAATCAGCCGTATGCCTACATTGAGCAGGAGCCGGTTGAAGTGGATGATTCTGTTTATTATCAGCGTCGTATTGCTGATGGTGACTTAATCGAAGTGCAACCAACCCGCAAGCAAAGAGGTGCAGGCAATGACTAACATTGAATTTGAAAAAATCCCGAATAGCTTACGCAAACCGGGTGTTTATACCGAATACAACGCCAAAGGCGCAGTAACTACACTGCCGACTAACGAGCAGGAAGTGCTAATTGTTGCGCCAATGGTGGGCGGTGCGACGGCATTTACCCAACCGGTGCGTGTGTATTCCGACCTTGACGCAGCGCAGGCATTTGGTGCCGGCTCATGGGCGCATTTAATGACGCGCATGGCGATTACTAACAATTCGCTCATCCGTTTATCTGTTATGGGGTTAGCGGATAGTTCTTCCGGTGTCGCGGCAAGTGGTAGTTTAGTATTGACCGGAACAGCCACCAGTCAAGGGGTTATGACAGCAACGATTGCCGGTATTGACTACAAAGTCGCTGTGGCAAACGGCGAAAAAGCCAAAGATGTTGCCGCCCGATTAAACGCTGTGATTAATGGTGCGACAGATTGCCCGGCAACGGCATCTGTGAGCGAAAGCACGATTACGCTTACGGCTAAATGCAAAGGTGCCATCGGAAATGAAATTAATTTAACCGCAACAAATACGGCTAAAGACATGACATTGTCCGCAACCGCTTTTGCCAACGGCGCAGAAAATGCGGATTTAGCCCCTGCATTAGCAAGTGTTGCCGGTACGCATTACCACGTCATTATTTCGCCGTTTGCGGACGATAAAAACGCCAAGGCCTTGCGCGAACATTTAGAGTCCGTGTCCGCTCCGTTAGAGAAAAAACCTGCTATCGGTGTGTTAGCGTGGCGTGGGTCAATGGCAACCGGCACAACTTATACCGAAAAAATCAACAGTGAGCGTATCACTTGCGGTTGGTATAAAGGTGCAGTCGAATCTCATGCCTTGATTGCTGCTGGGTATGGCGCAGTGATTGCAGGCGAAGAAGACCCGGCGCGTCCGTTAAATACCCTTGAAATTAAGGGCTTGACCGAAGTTGACCCTACACAAACGCCGTTATTGACCGAAGCGAATCAGGCGTTATATCACGGTTTAACCCCGATTACCGTTGTAAATCATCGTGTCCGCATTATGCGTGCAATCACGACTTACACCAAATCGGCAACCAATACGGATGACCCGAGCTACTTGGATTTAACCACCATCCGCACGCTGGACTATACGCGCAAAGCCATTGAACAGCGTATCGAATTACGTTTCCCTCGCGCCAAATTGTCTGCGCGTACACCGGATAAAGTGCGGTCAGAAATTCTGGACGTGTTGTTACGTCTGGAAAACGAAGAAATCTTGGAAAATGTGGCACAGCATAAAGCGAAATTGTTGGTGAAACGTAATGGCGTTGACCCTAACCGCTTAGATTGTGTCATCCCGACCGATGTGGTGAACGGATTACATATTGTCGCTAACCGTGTTGATTTGATTTTATAGGAGGCGTAAATGGCCCAAGAATTTGCCAGTTTAGGCATTGTCGAAGTGGACGGTCAAGAGATTGACTTAACCAAGTTAGATGTGCGTGTTACCACCGGTCGCAAACCGGTGAAAACTATCAACCGCAAAGGACGCGTGAAAGGCTTTGCAAAAGGCATTACCGAATATGCATTATCACTCACTGTTGTTGTGCCGTTAAACGCGGCAGAGCCTGATTGGGATAACGTGACAGATGCCAAAATTACGGTGGAAGAAGAAAACGGTAAACGAATCTCATACATCGGCTGTTTTACCACCGAAACCGGCACAAGCTATACCGTAGATAGTGAAGAAGTGCGCGATTTGCAAATGGTAGCGTTAGACAAGGTTGAGGAATAATGAAAATTCGTTTGAAACTTGGCGTGCTGTATAACGGCACGCTACATCATGACGTGTTAGTCAAAATTTTGACCGTGGGTGGTGAATGCCAAGCGTTGGAAGTTATCAGTGACCTTGGGTTAAGCGAAAAAGAAACGTTAAACACATCGGAACAAATGCTGGTTGACTTAGCGTATCTGGCACAGCAAGTCGAGTTTGATGGTATTCCGCGTGAGGCGGTGACTCCGGCATTCTTGTTGGATAACCTTGCCACTGATGATTATGTGTTGATTAACTATGCAATCAATCAATTGCGAAAAAAGCGCACGGGCGTTTCGGAAAACCCGGAGACGGCAAGCGAAGCGTAAAAAAACGCAATGTCAACGAAGTGTGGCAAGCGTACGAAAACTACCGCTCAGCAACGATTTTACTGGGTAAGTTTGGATTTACTGCGCAAGCCGTCTGGAATATGTGTCACGCGGAAGTCAGCGCATGGATTAACAGCTATTTAGCGAGTCAAGGCGCGAAAACCCAACATAATACCGACGAATCTACGACGTCCTATACATTTAAGCGTCGTAAAAATAAGGGGGCGTAAAGCCCCTTTTTTATTGCTTTAAATAACGTTTTAACAAGGTTTAAAAATGGCAAATATGGATGTCTCATTAATACTCAAGGCGAAAGATTACGCCAGTAGCGTAGTAAAAAGCGTTGAAAACAGTGTTAGCAAATCAACCAAGAATATCGAAAATCAAGCCCAACGCAGTGCCACCACGCAACAAAGAGCGATGCGTCAAACGGCACAAGTAACGGAGCAAAGCTACCGCCAAATCCAACAAGCGGCACGCAACCGCGAAATGCTGGGTGTGCGTAGTGAGCGCAGTATCCAAACCGAAATCAACCGCACCCGTGCGGCATACGACCAATTAAAAAGCAGTGGCATTGCTTCCGGGCGCGAATTAGACCGCGCCGCTGTGGCGACTAAACGCCGCATTGCAGAGCTGAACGCGGAAATAGGCAAAGTCTCCATGGGGCAACGTTTAGGCAATATTGGGCGAGGTATTGCCGGTTTAGCGGCAGGTGCGACCGCTGCTGGCATGGTGTTGGCACAACCCATGAAAAAACAAATGGATTATGACCGCTCTCTTGCGATGACCTCCAACACCGCATTCGCAGAGCGTGATGTGGCGGGACGTATTGCCGGTAAAGCAGAACTGAATAATGCCGTAAAAAGTGCGGTAGAAATTGGTGGCGGCACCAAGGAAGACGCCTTGGGTGCGTTAGATACCATGTTGGCCTCCGGTGCGGTGAAAGCCGATACCGCCATGAAATTGTTGCCAACATTACAAAAAGGAGCCACCGCAACAGGCGCAAATACCGACGACTTGGCGAAAATCGCCATTTCGGCAATGCAACAGTTTGACATCGGAGAAGACCAAATCGGCGAAGTGTTAGACAAAGCCGTAGCGGCAGGTCAGGCAGGTAATTTTGAATTGGCGGATATGGCGCGCTGGTTGCCTCAACAAATGGCAGCGGGTAAATCTGCCGGCTTAAAAGGTATGTCGGGGTTTGAGGCATTATTGGTCGCCAACCAACAGGCGCGTGTAACTGCCGGAACATCAGATGAAGCGGGAAATAACTTAGTCAATTTACTTGCAAAATTAACATCAAAAGAAACCTCAGACCGCTTTCGAAAACTCGACATAAAAGGCAAGGATGGTAAAGACCACGGGGTGGATTTTATCGCCTCAATGGAAGCTCAAAAGAAAAAAGGTAAAAACTCCATCGAAGCCTTTATGAGCATTATGGATCAGGTGATTGGTCAGGATGGTAAGTACCAAGCACTGCAAAAAAAACTTAAAAGCGCAAAAAAAGAAGATCAAGCTCAAGTCTTAAACGAAATGACTAACTTGGTGGAAGGCACGGCAATCGGGCAAATCATTTCAGATCGCCAAGCATTAATGGCGTTATTGGGTATCCGTAACAACGTGAGCCTCGGAAAAGAAGTAAAAGAAAGCCTGGATAAAAGCGAAGGTGCGGTGGATACCTCTCATGCGGTGATTAAAGATACCAACAGCTATAAACTGGAAGACGCAAAAAATAACGTAGATTTCGCACAAATGGAAGGCATGAAGGGCTTTAATGACGCGCTAGGTGATGTGAGTGTGAAAATTGCTGAATATGCCAAAGCTTATCCTGACTTAACAGGCAAAATTGTTACTGCAGGCACAGTAGTTGCATCTCTAAGTGCAGCCGCCATTACGGCAGCCGGGTCTTTGCGGTTATTGGGCGGTAAAGGCAGTTTAGGGCTTGGTGTGGGTGATGTCTTGAGTAAAGGTGCGGGTGTAACCGGTTCGGCTGGTGGCGTTGCAACTGCGGCGAGTACGACAAAAATGGGGCGTCTTGCTAAGTTTGGGCGAGGCGGCTTGCCGTTGTTGGTGTTCGGCGCAATGCTCGAAGGGTCGGAAAATTATGCGCCTTATATGGCAAAACAAGAAGAACGACAAGAAACCTTGGATGCCGCAACGAAAGACGCAAAACAGAAGTTCTACGCAGCAGCCTATCCAAGCAAATCGGTGTTTCAGTATGCCCCGCCTGTTCCCGCGCCTGAAAAGTCAGTTTGGTCTTTAGCGAGTGGCGGTTATGCACTTGGTGATGCCGCTAAACGAAAAGAGATTGCCGACGAACGCTTAAAGCGAGGCACATTAACACAAGAGGAATATAACCGTCGTGTGCAAGTGCCGGACTACAAAGCCGAATTTCAGCAATTAGGCACAACCATCAGCGAAGGGATGAAACAAGCGGTGGAAAGTCAGAACTTTACTATTCAGAATCAAATCCGCGTGGACTTAGACGGACGGACGATTGCGGAAAATACGTCCGAAAAACAATACCGAGAAATTAAACGGGGGTAAAAATGAAAGGTTGGACAATGCCAATCCAGCAGGCGTCTTATCGTGGCGTGCGGTTTGATGTGGTAAGTGTGGATGATAACTTAGAGCGCGCCACCATTACGCATGCGTATCCATTCGTAAACGGGGGCGATATTGAGGATTTAGGTTTAAATCCGCTCACCATCCAACTGCAAGCGGTGTTTTATGGTGAGGGGTATTACACCGATTTTAAACGCTTTTTATCCGCCCTGGAAAAACAAGGTGCGGCGGTATTAGTGCATCCGATTCGTGGTCGCTTGCAAAATATGCTTTGCACCTCGGCTTATTTTCACCACGAAGCGGATTTTGTGGACTATGTGACAGTTAGTCTTAGCTTTCAAGAGGCTACACCAGCAAAACCGATCTTTCTGTTTAATTTTTCTGTTTTTGGGCTGATTGATGAGCTATTAACCAAGCTCGAAGACTTGGTAGATGATGTATTGGAGCTATATGGCACCTTTATGGAGGGGATCTCTTTTGTCGCTAATGTCAAATCACGCTTATTAGGCTCGTTTGGCGCGCTTTACGGCTGTTTTGAGCAGGTGCGCGATATGTTTGACATGGACAAAAAAAAGCACGTGATTTCTGCTAATACACCGACTTCAAAAGAGGCGTTTAAACAACAAGGTGGCAAGGCTGTGCGCGACATGGCGAGCATGATTCGCGACGGCTTAACGGCTATTGCCAACCGTGACGACTTAACCGTGCGTGCAAGATTTGATGAGGTTACCCGCGCCGTGAAAAGTCTGCTTGAGATCGCACCAAATTTAAGCAATGGTAAAAACAGCAAGTCTAACAAATTGAAATCATTAACCTCATCTTTAACTGCTCAGGACACCAAGGAAATCTTCTGCGCCGTGCAGTTGTTGGCGACGGCGACTGTGTTGAAAATCGCTACGCAGTTTATTGAGGACGATTCGTTGATTCCGTCTGAAATTGATTACATTGTGACGGAATCTCGTTTACAAGCATTAGCAACGCTTAACACCTTGCGTGCGTTAGTGCAAGCGGAGCAAAACGCGATGACATTACATTACGTCAAAGATGATTTTGGTTTGATGTCATTAAGTGTGAAAAAACAAACAGGCGCAAGACAACTGCAAACACCGAACACGGGGCTTTATACACAGGCTTACAACACAGCGGAAAAACTGCGCCAACAAAGCCACAAATTGACCCAGCTTGCGTTGGCAGCGATTAACCGCAAGCCACCTTTAATTATTCGCACCGTGGAATTTGATAGCACGATTCAGCAAGTCGCGCATGCGTTTTATGGTGACTACACCCGCGCAGGTGAGCTGTTGCGCCTGAATCCGCACATTCGTTACCCGAATTTTATTGCACGAGGTGAGGTACTTAATGGCTACGCAAAATAACGGCTACCTGTTTAATAATGAGATTGTCGTTGAGATTGACGGCAAACAGCACAAAAACTGGAAAAGCTACGATATTGACAGCGATTTCTTGATTCCTGCGGACGCGTTCAATTTCAGCATTGGTGTGCCGTCAGACAATACCGTGCTGGCGGATTATTCCGGCAAAACGGCAAAAGTACTGATTAACGGCGAATTGGTGCTAACCGGCATTGTTGACACCACACAGCATTCCATTTCCAAAAACGACCGCACTTTTAGCCTGAACGGGCGCGATAAAGCCTCTATTTTGGTGGACTGCTCCGCGCCGATTACCAACGTGAAAGGCTTGACGGTGTTAGATGCGATTAAAAAAATTGTAGAGCCGCTAGGCATTAAAAAAGTCGAATTGCGAGCGGAATCTAACCCGACGTTAGATAAAGTTGACATCGACATAGGCGAAACCGCCTGGAATGCGCTTATCCGTTGCGCCAATTCGGCGGGGTTGCACGCATGGTTTGACCCTGCCGGCACGTTGATTGTGGGCGGTGCGGATTACAGCACACCGCCGGTGGCGACGTTATGTTGCATGAAAGACGGCAAGCGCAACAATTTCACGCAGGCAAGCCTAACCACGGATGTGTCGCAAAGTTTTTCGGAAATTACGTTTCTTGCACAACGGCACGGGCGCACAGGTGATGACAACAAGAACGACCTGAAATGGGTGTTTAAAGATGATGCTGTTGAGACCTACAAGCCGAAAACTGTGATTGTATCCGACGTGGAAAATTTGGAAGCCATGAAAAAATGGGCGAAAAAGTACATTGCGGACAGTATTTTAAACAGTTTTACTCTGATGATTACCGTGCCTGACCATAAAACGCAGGACGGTGTGTTATGGACGCCAGGGCAACGTGTGCATGTGATTTGTGAGGAATACGACATTGACGCGATTTTCTTTTTGATGGGCCGTCGTTTTGCCTTGAGCCGACAAGGCGGCACAACCACAGAACTGCGCTTAAAACAAGATGGTGTGTGGACGCCTGACGCTTATGCGAACAAATCGAAAGAAGCACGCAAGCGAAAAGGTAAAAAAGGCAAGAAAAAGAAAGGCGATTTGATTGTATTGGATGGGGATTAGTATGAGACGATTGGGACAAGCAATAAGACAACACACAGAAAGCGCCTTGGGTGCAGTACGCCAAGCCTTTCGCGGAAAGTTGAATTTAGTCAAAAGCGCGGACAATATCCAAAAAGTACAGGTGTCCGGATTAGCGGACGAAACCTTACAAGACGTGGAATTGATGCAACAATTTGGCTTAACGTCTGTGCCGCCTGCTGGTACGCAAGTGGTAGTATTGCCCATGGGTGGGGAAACGACACATTCTATCGTTATCGCTACCGAAAATGGATCTTTTCGGGTTAAAAATTTGAAATCGGGCGAAACTGCCGTTTATGATGAAAGCGGAAGCACGATTATTTTAAAACAAGGTCGATTAATCGAAATTGATTGTGATATATTAAAAATAACCGCTACCACAAAAGTTGAAATTAGTAGCCCAGTTGTAGAGACAGACCATGTGTTTACTGCACAAGGGCAAATCAACGGAAATGGCGGCATGGCCGTTCAAGGCGGTTCTGGCGCGTCATTTACCGGTAACGTAACGCAAACAAAAGGTAGCTTTACTACTGATGGCGACGTGACTGCTAATGGTAAATCCCTTATTAATCACACTCACCGCGGTGATAGCGGTGGCGTAACCGGGAAACCTCAATAATCCCAAATGAAAGGCGGTGTGGAACTCTCTCCCCGCCTTTTTCTTCCTCCTTTCTTTTACTCTGTCAGCATGGACAGAGAAATCAGCCCGCTTACCGGGGACTATACAAATTCGCATATCAGTACACTGCAAAATGCTGTGTATGTCAGACTGACTACACCTTTAGGCTCGTGGTGGGCAAATGGGCGTGTAGGTTCTCTGCTCCATACTATTCAACGGGAAAAAGACTTAAGCCGTGTTGGCATGTTGGCGCAACAATATGCCGAAGAGGCGTTACAGCCGTTAATTGATGACGGTCGCGCACGTGAAATCATTGTAACGCATGAACAACCGCACAACGGCAAAGTGCTTCTTTCAATATCTGTGACCGACAGCCGGGGCGAACAATACACGTTTAAACACCCCGTAAACGTCATTTAAAAGGTGTTTAAATCGTGTTTATTGTGCCAAACCTTGAAGAAATCCGCGCCAGTCTGTTGCGCGATTATCAAACGTATTATCCCAATGCCGACACGTCCGAAGACAGTGACGCTTATGCCCGTGCCAGTAGTTTGGCCGCATGCGCTGAAGGGATTTACGCCCATCAAAAATGGCTAATTAAACAGTTTTTCCCCGACACAGCTGACACTGAATTTTTAGAAAAACACGCAGGGTTACGCGGTTTGCGCCGACGAAACGCCACTTATGCAGCAGGTAAAGGCGCTACTGTTAGTGGTAATCCTGATGCAGTGATTGCCGTAGGGCTACAAATCAAAACCGAAGATGGACGTTTTTATGAGACAACCGAAAGTGCGGTAATTCCCGCTAGTGGTTCGGTGATTGTTGCGGTGCGCTCCCTTGCTACGGGGGCAGCGCAAAATATTAAAACGGCTACAAAAGGATCGTTTATGGCAGCGCCTGTTGGCGTGAGCACGGATGTTGTATTAAATGACGTGGTGGGGGCGACCAATGCCGAAAGCGATAGCTCATTGTTGGAGCGTTTGCTTAATAAAATCCGCCGACCCGCAGCAGGTGGCAATAAATACGATTACAAAGACTGGGCGTTAGAGGTGGATGGCGTTGAACAAGCGTATGTTTACCCGCTACGCCGTGGGCTTGGCACAGTAGATATTGCGATTACGGCCGATAATGGCGTGCCAAGTGATGACACGGTACGTCGCGCCCAAGAATATATCGACCAAGAGCGCCCGGTAACCGCAAAAGAAAGCAAAGTCGTTAAACCTGACGTGACGAAAATCAATTTTAATATTCAGGTGAAAATCAGCGGTGTGGCATTAAATGACATCAAAATCGCGATTAGCAATGCCCTGACTGATTATTTTAACGGTTTGATTCCGGGCGATGATTTGATTGTGTCGCAGTGCGAAGCTGTTGTAAGCGATTTAATTGGCGTGGTTGACCGCCGTTTTATTGCCCCGAATGCCAACCGCAAAGCTGATGTGATTAACAAAATTGAATGGTTCCGCTTGGGCGAAATCACCGTGACGGAGATGGCTTAATGCAGCACGCTAATGTATTGAAACAGCTTTATCCGCCCGTGAGTTACAACATCAATGGTAAACACTTTATCGCACAATGTGAAGTGGACGGCAGTGCATTTGACCGCTTACAACAAAGTGCAGAAGAGGTATTGGCCGCAATTGAGCCAGCCACCTCAAACCAAATGTTATCCGATTGGGAGCGTATTTGCGGGATTAAAACGGATTTAACGAAATCTTATCAAGAACGGGTTAAACGCGTCATCGTGCAGCTTAATGCCGTAGGTGGATTGTCTATTCCATACTTTACGCGCATTGCAGAAAGTATCGGTTATCAGATTCAAATCAAAGAGTTTTCGCCTTTACAAAAGGACCTGCCTAATCCTGGTGACCTGGTGCAATTTCGCAATGAGCCCCGCGAGAGCTTGATTTATATGTGGCGGGTGACAGTGTTAAACGGTGACGACAATATTGTGTATTTCCGCGCTGGAAGTTCGTTTGCCGGTGATCACCTAGTCGAATTTGGTGATCCGATAATTGAAGAGTTCTTCAGAGACTTAAAACCCGCTCATACATACTGTTACTTTGCATATCAATAGAGACCAAAAAAAATGAAAACGTTACTACCCGAAATTAATTCCGCTGACAAGCGCTTTCATGCCGGTAATCCCGCAACAGGTGAGCAAGGCACACGCGTGACAGACACGTGGCTTAACGACGTTCAAAACCGTGTGCGAGACGTGCAAGCGGAAGCGCATTATGTGTTACAAAAAGCGGGATTTACCCCGAAGGCAGAAACACAAACGCAGTTATATCAAGCGATTGTGAAAATCATTGATGATAACAGAAAGTCCGCCAGCACAACGCAAAAAGGCGAGGTGCAACTTTATTCCGGCTATGATTCGGAATCAGAAGAAATGGCTGCTACACCTAAGGTCATTAAAATCCTGAAAGGCTTTATTGATTCGGTTGTACGTAGTTTGACAAATTACATCCCCAACAGCAAAAAATCATCAGCCGTTAACAGTAATAGCTCAGACACAGTGGCAACAAGTGCGGCTGTTAAAATGGCGAATGATAACGCTAACGACCGCGTAGCCAAATCGGGCGATACGATGACAGGCAATTTGTCTCTTAAACAAGGCAATTATAGTGGCCTTAATGTATACAACAATGATGGCTATTATACTCGACTTGAGGGTAATCCTCACAATGCCAATAACTTATTGACATTTGTTTATCGAACACCACAAGGCGCCAACATAGCCTCCGTAGGTTTTCCCAAAAAAAATGGCACAATCGCTTATATTGATGATGTAGTTCTTAAAAGCGGTGATTCTATGACTGGTATTTTGTATTCCGTGGGCATTTCGTCCAAACATTATGGGTATGGCGACTATGCTCATCAATATACAAGCGGTGCCCCGTTTTTAGTTAACGCCGAAGGGTCGCAAAACCGTGATACATATCATCCATTTGTCAAAGGGTTGGTGCGGTCAAAAGGACGTTATGGCGCAGGGTTTTCTTTTGGTTACACAACTAAACAAGGTGCAGGTGATGGCTTTGGGCGAGGAATTATTAATCTCATTGAAGATAACGGTACAAGTAAAAATTGGGGCTTCGAACATAATGGCGACTTTTATTCTGCCGGTGATATTAGAACATCGAGTGGTAAGTCTTTAAATACTGCCGTACAGCTCAGTGATTATCGCTCTCAATGGGGACAGACAGGATGGGTTAAATTGCCTAATGGGCTAATTTTACAATGGGGGAAGACACCAGTAATTCATGATGAAAATAGCACCGATATTGTTTTCCCAATCGCATTCCCGAATAAGGTTTTAAATATTCAGTTGACCGAAAATCAAATGCGTACCGTTGCAGCACATGCCACACACTTGGCAGCGCTTAATGTAACTAATTCAAAATTCACATTCAAAATTAATTCCACTTTGCCTATTGATTCATCGGCGGATTGGTTTGCTATTGGATATTAATGAGGTTTAAAAAATGTATTTTTACGACAAAACCACAAATGGATTCTATATAGAGGGTTTACACGAAATTCCTCAAGGCGCGACGGGAATTAGCGAAGAAACCTACCGCACTTTATTAGATGGACAAGCCGCCGGTAAGCAAATTATTGCCAATAAGCAAGGTAATCCAGTTTTAGTTGACCCACAACCAAGTGACGCACATGAATTAAATCTTGATACGCTGACGTGGGAAATTTCAGGCGAAAAACAAACCGCACTTTTAACAGAAAAGCGCAACCGCCTAATCGAGCAAATTGACAGCCACGCGGCAGCAATTTATAGCACTTGGACACGGTTTGAAAGCGAATACCGTGAACGTCAAGCAGCAGCTGAAGCCTACAAATCCGCAAATTATGAAGGGGACTGTAGTCGTTATATCACCGATTTTGCTCTACGTGCTGGGTTGGATAATAAGGCTGCGACAAATCTTATCTTAATGCAAGCTGCTGGGCTGGAGAAACTACTGGTTGAGCTGGCTAACCAGCGCATGCGCAAGTATGAGCTCAAAGCACCTAATCTCAAACTTGAGCAAATGCAGTCAATCTATGATGACATCATCAAACAAATGGATCACTTAATGGAGGCGTATAACAATGGCTGATAAGGTTTATTTAGCACTTTACAAACACAAACGCTCTTTCCTTAAAGAACCGCTTAAAGCGATCGCAGATGCAGTAACGCGCTTTCTAACAAAAGGTAAATACTCCCATTGCGAGCTGGTTATTGCACAGATTAACTTCACTACTGGTCATCACTACGAATACGAGACAATATACCAGTGTTTTTCATCATCTGTGCAAGATGGTGGTGTTCGTCGCAAAGAAATTGACGTTATGGACGGCAAGTGGGATTTAATCGAACTACGCAACGTAGATCCAAATCAAATTGTGAATTATTTCGACTGGACAAAAGGCATGAAATACGACTGGTGTGGTGCTATCGGTATAGTACTTGGTATCAAACAAAAACGGTCGAAATATTTTTGTTCTGAATGGTGCTATAACGCATTAAATCAAGGTAACCAAGACGGATGGCGATTTAGTCCGAATGATTTGGCAGTGATTTTTAAAAGAGGATAAATAACATGAAAATCGGTGACACAATAAAATTACGTAACGGCAATGCTGGCACTATCGTCTATGAGAGCCCATTTGGCAAATTATTAATCGTTGAGCATAACGGTGATGAGTTACCACCAACTCATTGGCATAATGCGGATGGTACGTTTTATGCAGATTGTACAAGTGATTTAGATGTAGTTCAGGAATAAAGACGGCGACACTATCTGTGCGGGAACACGGATAATGCCAGCTAAGCAGAATGAGCCTGCATATAGCTATATGCCGCCTACCTCGCGAGGCAGGCGGTATTTTAACAAAACCGCTAAAAATGGGAAAGTATATGCAGAATTTAAAAGAGATCCGTTGCCAATGTTGCAACAAATTATTGGCAAAAGTCGGCACAGTGAAACATTTAGAAATCAAATGTAGTCGCTGTAAAACCATTAACCATATTAATTAACTTGATTTGAGTGTCGGAGTGTCAAGAACACCGGAACGCCATAGATAAGGAGGAAAAAACTATGGCAAATCAAGCTAAAAGAAACTTTAAGCAAGCCCCATTACCGTTTGTCGGTCAAAAGCGCAACTTTTTAAATCACTTTAAAGCGATTTTAAACGAGCAGATTCCGGGTGATGGTGAGGGCTGGACGATTGTTGATACGTTCGGTGGCTCAGGCTTGCTTAGTCATACTGCAAAACAACTCAAACCGCGCGCCCGCGTGATTTACAACGACTTCGACGGTTACGCCGAGCGCATTAAGCATATCGACGACATTAACCGCTTGCGGGCGCAAATTGCGGCGTTGTTAGTGGATATCCCACGTCAAAAGCGCATCACCAATAAAGCGCTCAAGGCGCAGATTATTGACACCATTAAAGCGTTTGACGGCTATGTTGACCTTGCCACGCTAACTAGCTGGCTGTTGTTTTCTGGGCAACAGGTCGGCACGTTTGAGGAGTTATGTGCCAAGGACTTTTGGCATTGTTTACGCCAGTCAGACTACCCATCTGCAGACGGTTATTTGGACGGCGTTGAGGTGGTGTCCGAGTCGTTTCACACGTTGCTCTCACGCTTTAGTGCCGACCCACAGGCGGTATTTGTACTTGACCCGCCCTATCTTTGCACTAAACAAGAGAGCTACAAGCAAGCGCACTACTTTGATTTAATCGACTTCTTACGATTAGTCAACATCACCCGCCCGCCGTATATCTTCTTCTCGTCCACTAAGAGCGAGTTTGTGCGGTTTATTGAGTACATGCAACAAGATAAGGTGGATAACTGGCAGGCGTTCGATGGCGCGCAGCGGGTAGCAATTAAGGCGGCTCTTAACTACCAAGGCGAGTATGAGGACAATATGGTGTACAAATTCTGATGTCGCCGACATTAATGTCGGAGAGATAATTCAAAGCCCTTTAAACATAGTTTAAGGGGCTTTTAAAAATAGTCGTTAAATTGCACGACTCATTGCTGACAGGCAGACAAAACGGTGGCATTTTGATGTTGCCGTTTTTGTTTTTAAGGTACAGTGATTGTACGTAAAAATTAGCGGTTAATAGCAGGTCTTTATTTTTAGATTTGACGTAGCGTTATCTTATATAATTGCATCTTTATTTGCATAGGTGAAAAAAATAAATCTATGCAAATAAAAATACTGGTTTATGCAAATAAATTTGCGCGCTTACATGATTCCACAATCTAAACTTGTTTTATTCTTAAGCTCGTCTTTATTGCTGAGTTCTTTCTCTTTTGCAGCAGGGAAGTCTCCTAAACCTCGTGATGAACGATTTGATGATCAACTTGAATTTGCTAAACCTAGTTTATCCTCTGCAAATCCACAAGTATCAGATAAACGGAAAGATAAACATACGCTTTCTATTGCGAAAGAAGAATTGTCGAAACATCCAGATTTGATTGTGCGTGGATTGATCACCGCGGTGTTGCAAAATAACGGTGAAGCCGTTCAACTATTATTGCCGTTGTATCAAAATCTGCCTAAACAAGATCCATTTTTACTTGAATGGGCGAATGCGATTAATGCTCGCGAAGAAAGGCGTTTTTCGGAGGCGGTAACTCGTTATCGTACGCTATTTTCTCAAGATTCGACCATTCTACCGTTACGTTATCAGTTAGCACAAGCTCTCTTTTTAAACAATGATAATGAGGCTGCTAAAGATCAATTCCAAAAACTGAGAGCTGAACAAGTTTCATCAGAGTCTATCATCATGATCGACCAATATCTTTCAGCACTTAACCGCCGAGATCAGTGGAAGTTTCGAGGTGGTTTGAGTTTCTTGAATGAAAGTAATATTAACAATGCGCCAAAAGCTGGCACTCGCATTGGAAATTGGAATGCCTGGGAACGTGAAAGTGCAAGAGGTTTTTCTTATTTTGCAGAAGCAGAGAAAAAATGGTCATTGCTCCATAATTATTTCACTCAATTTTCTATTGAGGGAAGTGGGAAATATTACTGGGATAATAAAAAATATAATGAATTTAATGGTAGAGTCGGTGCTGGAGTAGGTTATCAAACAGCACGTTTTGAGATTTCATTGATGCCATTTATAGAAAGACGATGGTATGCAGGTGGCTCCTCAGGTAACGAGTCAATGAAACAGTATTCGAAAAATTCAGGTGCTCGTTTAGATCTAACTTATTGGCTGAATGAAAAGTGGCAAATTTCAACCGCACTTGAGCATGGTGAACAGCGTTACAACACTCGTAAGCATTTGAATGGCAATAATTATCTTTGGTCGAATACGTTATCTTATTTTCCTAAGAGTGGTCAATTTTGGTT